TTCTCGCACTATCGGGAATGGCTCTTCACCGGGCATTTCAACCAGAACGGATGCGAAGGCATCAGGTAATTTCTCACTGCGCGGAATCCATCGCTCCGTTTTTACTTCCTCCGGCGAAAGCCCCGTATCCTCATATTGTGCAAGGCGAGTATAGAGTTTCTGCACGATGCAGCCATTTCGGCACCCACCCGGCTTATTGCTGGGGCGTATGCAATAGTTATCCTGCCCGCAGCATTCCCACGGATCAAGATTTTGCCAGTGTTCAACCGTCAATCGTTTCATCGTTTTCCTCCTTCGGCAATTCTGGAAGCGGCTGCCAGTGGGTGATTTCAACATCGTCATCCACCTGATCCGTTTCGTTCGCGCCGCACTCTACAAGCAAATCTTCGCAAACACACGACCACCAATACCAAGCCCCCCTGTAATAGACAGCAGTCGCTTTTTGCGGAACGTCCTTCATGTACCGGTAGTACGGCATCGGGTTGTGATTTACCCACACCACATTTACAGGTTCAAGTTCTTCCGGCGGCCTCTCACTGCACGAAATCCACCTAGTCCGCTCCAACGCCTCCATTCCCATCCGACAAGCCTCATTCACGGGGTCTATACTTTCGTAATGCTCCCGGTGTTCCGGGTCAAGGATTTCAATTGCTCGGTCAATCGTCATTTGTTTCGTCCTCCAAATCCATTTTGCATCCACACCCCGGGCAGTAGTTGTACCCCAGCAGCTGCACATCCTCGTCAACCTCAAATCACCATTCTCCGCCGCAGGCAGAGCATTGGATTGTTACAAGGCTGCTCCAATCATCGTCGGTTCGCAACCATTCCCCATGCCGCACCGGCTCCACATCGGCGGCGGGGACAATATCGAAAACAGATGCAACTGCCTTTAACAGCTCCTGCCTCTTATACACCAAGTTGATTTGCCTTGCACCATCAGCAGCAGCCATAGCAAGATTCCATTCGCCGTATGCGTGTTCCGCTGCCTTTATTGCCGCCTCACGGCTGATGTAATCACTCATTTCAATTCCTCCACATAGCACCAACTCTGGGGCGCACGATTCAAACGGCGTTCTTCGCTTGTCAGGCAACCAGCGTATTCACCGGTATTTTCCCAAAGCTGGCATTTATCGCAATCCTGAGTACCGCAACATTTCCGGAACTGGGGCAGTTCCTTCGGCGTATCGTATATTTTCAGGTCGGAGATATGCCAGCCGTACATTGCCTCCCTTCCGAACGCATAATACCGAAATTCTTTCTCTGTTAGACATGCAGATTTCAAATCCTCGTCGTCAATCTCCCACCAACTATCACCGCAGTCGTAATCCATTCCGATTTCCGGGTGCGGGCAGTAATCGTAGTTGTACGTTGCTATGTTGTCACATGCGAACTCACCGACAACTATTTTCCCACCGCTCACATTGCATACCATCCCGCCATTAACTTTAACTTTGTAACTCAGGTTTCCGGCAGTGCAATAAATGTAAACCTTGAAAGGCGCTTCCAGTTTCGGACGGGTCTTTCTGACTTCCAGCGTCTTTTCCCCGCTCAGGATTTTCTCCACCCACTCCGGGCGGATGCTGATAAGTACCGATTTAGCCATTGTCAGCCCTCCGGTTCCAAGCCTCAATTGCCGCGGCTTTGTTCTTACAGCAGCCACTTGAAGCCCCGCATCCTCCAGCAATGGAGTCACAAACAACCTGAAACTGGCTGTTATATAAGTCGTAGTTTTCATCGTATTTGTCCATAAGCTCAATTTCCGCAACACTTCCAACAAAAATCTTTGTTCCCCCACAAAACGGGCATGGCTTCAATTTGGTTTCTTCCATCGTTATCTCCTTCCCGCCCGGGTTGCCCCGGGCTTATCGCTTGTTTTCATTCTCCCAAAAATCTCCACTCCAAAGCTATCCATGCAAATTCATAGGGCAAAGACCCTTTCCGGAACTCTTGCGCAATCCTGTTTGCATTGTTCCGCTTAACGCCTTTCGACATGAGCAGCTTTACAAAACGTTTTCGTGTCATTGGTCTCTCCTAACAGTGTCGATTTCGAGGCGGTTAAACCATTTCCGTGACCTCACGAAAATGGTCTATCCCCACTGTTCCGCCATAGCTTTTGCAATACCGGGGAAGGTCTTTGCACGGGTTTTGCTGTCCCGGTTTGATTTCAGGGTGTACTCGGGGTTTACCCTGCCCGTACTGTGCTCCCTCCCGGAGGCGCTGCCGACCCATAGACCCTCGGGTTTCACGATGTTTGTCGGAATCAGCGGTGGGACGTTTCGCAGCCAGAGGCACGTCCGCTTTTTCCACGGGTCGCCGAACATATACGGCTCAATGATCTGGTCGTACTCGGGCAAGTTGAACCACCGGAGCGGACACGGATTTTCCACAACGATTCTTTCAACCCCGGAAGACAGCAGTTGCAAGAAGAAGCGCCGCGCTTCCCATCCAAGCCGCTCTCTGTTCCAGTCTTTCACCGTATGATCGCGATTAAAAAGGCGTATCGCGCTGGCCGACGTCAGGTATGTACACGGCGGGTGTGCAATCAGCATATCCCACTTCCCAACATCATGCGCCTGCCCGTCCATAGTGGTCACGTGCCCTCCCTCGAGAGCTTTCAGGGCATCACCAAGGATGTGCCATTCAGGTTTCCCGCCGGACGGCTCCTGAATATCGCAGGAATAGGCCTCATGCCCCAGCGCCCGGAACGCCTTGCACACGGTTTGCGATTCCTCGCAGGCTATCAGGACTTTCATTTTTCCCCCTTGCTTTCTGCCGGGGCTTTGAGCCATGCCAACCTGCATTCCTCGCATCCCGGCATATTCTCGCAGATATCTTTACGACCCTCGCAAATAAACGTTCCGGTGCTGAGTAACTTTGCCAGCTCCTCGTCCGTCATGTTCCGGATGCGGTCGGCGTTGGTCATCGGCTCATACCTATCTTTCAAGCCTTCATCGTGAATGCAGCCGTCACAAGCCGCCCATCCACCCGGGGCAATTCGGTACTTGCAGCTGGTGCATAGCTCATTTTTCATTTCCCATTTCCTTTCTGTTTTCCTTTATTCCCCCGCCGGCTTGAAACAGCCGTACATTTTCGCTTTGCTCACTGAAAATCCTCCATACTTGTCTGCCCCGGTAGCACATCGTACTCCATCCACCAGCGGAACACATCTTCTGCGGTAGTCCAATCTTCGGTAGCCCAAGCCGGTTCCTTGTTCCGCCGTCTGCGTTCCTCCAGCATCCTATCGAACGCACGCAGATAGAGATTTTTGTACTTCGGCCACCGGGTGAACTCGGTTTCCCGGCCTTTTCTGCCAGCCAGGGGGCATCCGATACACCCAACCCGGCATTGCCCCTCGGCGTATAGCGGGTTCATCGGGACTTTCGCATCTTCTAAGAAGCCGTACACATCCTTGTCTGTCCAGTCGATAATCGGGTTTACAACTCGTTTTGCTTTCAGGCGGCAGTTTTCAAAAAGCATTCGCTTTTCGTCATTGTCGTTGGCAAGAATGATATTTTTATCCTTGGTTGCGCCCAGTTTTTCGTAGATTCCACGGTTGTTTTTTCTGGATGCAGATTCAGCCCAGCGAACGCCGGTACAGATAAACCGTCCTGCCCCACCTCTTTCTTTCAGAACGGCGCAGCAGTACCGAACCAGCCGTGTTGGCGGCATAAGCTTTTGAGGGATTAAACTCCACATAGACACACGCTGGCCTTTGTAAGTCGGCATGTTTACGGTGCATTTGTAGCCCTTTTCCTCCAACCGTTTGAACTCACTTCTGACAAACCGCACCGTTTCTGGGGCATCAGCCGTGGTGTGGTTGTGCTGGAACTCGCAGGGGATGCCGGAGCGAACCGCAAGCTCGGTGATAACCCCGGAGTCTTTGCCGCCTGAAATGCAGATCACCAAAGGCTGCTGGTAGGCCGCCAAAGACATTTCAGAGGCGGCTTTCAGACGCTCGATTGCCATCTGCTCCAAGTCATTCATGCTCAAAAACAATCCCCTCTCTCACCAAATCCGGGTGTTCGTACCGGAAAAATTGGCGTTGTTTTTTGTGGCTTTTCCATAGTTTCATGATGTTTTTATTCCAGTTATCGATGAAATACGTTTCCCATGCCTTGCAGCCGTCCCCGTTGGTGGGGCAATCGTCCCGCGTGCAGTTTCTGCAAAATGGGCTCTCGGAATCGATGTACTGGCCGGGGCGTTCCTTTTCCCTGTCTACTTCGTTTTTCATACTCCACCGCCTTCCGGTAGCATTTCAAAGTCCATCTTCCCGGCCAGCTCAGCGATAAAGCTCTTTACCGCTCCGGGGAGCTTCTGGTAATCGTCCTCCCGCTTCTGGCACACTTGGAAGGATCTCTGGAAATTCGATGCAACCACGGACTGCACCGTTTCTGCGTCCA